CAAGAACTCCACAATGTTGCCCGTTTTCTAGGCGCTCATCAAGGTGATCGGGCCGATCAGCCCGTGCCGACCCTGATACGCCTCGGCAAACTTGTCAGCCAAGTCCACAATGGCGTCGTAGAACTCATTGAGTGCTGAATGCTTGGCAAACGACCGGGTGTTCAGATGCACGCTGTGGGCCACATCACGGGCCAAAAACAGCGTGCCTACGAAATCCGCACAACTCATACCGGCACCCCCATCGGTTCACTCATCGGCATTGCAGGCATTTCAGCCGCACGCTGGTTAACCACCATGTCACCGACCGTCATTACGTCGCGCAGCGTTTGCATTACGACCTCCTGCACCTGCTCGGGCTGCATGCCAGCCGCCACCGCCTGCAAACGCTTCGTCTCAGCATCGTAAGCCTTGATCTCGGCGTCTGTTTCAGCCTTGAACTTGTCGATCTCCAGCTTCTGGGCTTCCATCGACTGGTTGACGCGCTGAAGCATACCGGCCATCTGCTGCATTTCCTGCGCCATCGCTTGCATCTGCTGGTTGGCCGCCTGCAGCGCAGGGTCTTCGTCCGCATCGCCAATGATCTTCGGATCGATGGTCTTGGCAAACCGCTTGGCAAGTTCCTGAGCGCCAGGCCAATCCATGTTCTTGACAAACAGGTCGCCAGCCACGGCCCACAGTTGCGGATTGGTCTGCAGCAGTTGAGCCATCGCCTCCAGCGCCTCTTGCCGCTTGGTCGCGTAGCCCGGACCCGTCACAACCACCACGTCGTACTTGCCGACGCTAGGGTTATAGATCTTGTCAATCACGATGCCCTGCTCGTTGACGATCTTGCGCACCGGCTCAGGCTGCATGGGGTTCATCTTGACCATGCTCGACTCGCCGTCTTCGCCGATAATGCGGGCGATCCGCTCGGTGTCGTAGATCTTGGGGATCAGATCCACCAGTTGACGAGTAACATGACGCACAGCCCGAGCCAGATTATCAACATAGTGGTACGTCCCGGTGTCGCCCTCGCGCTGGCGGGCCAGAATGGCCTTGCCTGAGCGCTCGTTGCCCTCTAGGCCCAACGAAGCGTTGTACTGGCCTGTGGTGCCCTTGATGTCCTCTGCGGCCCCCATCTTGGCCTGAATCAGGCCCGTCTGAGCCATCGGCGGCATGGCACGCTGCGGCAGGGGCAGCACGCTGCCCGAGCCGTCAGTCACGTCAGGGTTGACTTCAAGGTATGGCCAGTTCTGGGTGTTGGCAGTCTTCCACTGCATCTCATACCCTTCAAACTGACCGCCGTAGCCGATGAACGGCGCCTTCGGAGCCAGCGCCAGCATCTCGGCTTCTTGGCTGGTCCAGTAGTTGTACATCCGCTGGGCGTCCTTGGCGTTGCGCACCAGCCCGGAGACGTACAGCCGACCGTCAACCTCATACTCGTTGCCGACCACCCGCACCACGGGGATGTACTTGCCGGCCCACTCCTGCTCCTCAAGAATCTCGTAGCCGTTGATCTTGCACCATTTGACCTTCTTGCGGTCAGCCTGGCGCGAGCGCAGCGGCTTGCCAAACATCGCCTTGAACTGCTTATCCTCGGGCGTGCCGGCAAACGCCGTCTGGTTGCCCGGATACAGGTTCAACGTGGCGCGGTCGTAATCGACGTAGAAGTACTCGGCGATGCGGATTGTGTTCTCGTTGAGCCATTGGCTCAGCGACTGGTCGCCCACACCCAGGCTCATCAGCGTGTTGGCCGGCGAAGCGTTCGGATACAGCCGGTGGTACTCCTCGCGGGTAATGTCCTCGGTGATAAAGCACCACTTGGCGTCCGAGCCGCACGGGTCTTGGATCAGCGGGTCCATGTAGACCGAGAACGAGTTACGCACCCGTCCGATCTTGATGTCCTGATTGAACGTGTCGTCGTCGCAATACTCGGTCAGCAGGCGGATGTAGCCCTCGCCAAACGATACTTGGTTCTCGCAGGCCGTGTCGTAGGCGACGTCAGCATCGCTGATGTACTCGATGTGCCGCACCACGCCATCGAAGATCTCCGCGACCTCGACGTCAGCCTTGTCGTCAGCCGGGATCACCTTGCCGCTGGGGCGGTTTTGCCGCTGGTCGTTGGTGACCTGCCGGACGTGCTGCGGCAGCTTGTTGATGGTCAGACACGGCCTGGCGTTGATCGTCTGCCCCTGCACCGCACCACGGGTGGCCAAAACGTCCGCTGGCCACTGCCAGTGGTTGTCCGGACTGCCGGCAAAGAACCGCAGGTCGTCAATCTCGTCTTCCCGGCTCTCACTGTAGGCAGAAATGGCCTGATTCAGCCGCTGGCGGGCGGTGGTGAGAACGTCTGCGTCAGACTTGTTCTTGGCGCCGCCGCCGTTGGCCACGGCAGCAGCCGCAGTGATGCCGGTGTAGTCAGCCATGTTACTTCTTGCCCTTTGGCGCGGGTTTTGAGCCTGATTTGGCCTGCGCAGCACGCTGGGTGCTGTACGCGATGGCTACGGCCTGTTTTTGAGGCTTTCCAGCCGCCATTTCGGCCTTCACGTTCTTGCGGAAAGCGGCAGGAGACGCTGATTTGACGAGCGGCACTTAAGTCTCCGTGTGAAGAATAGCGTAGTTCAAACGAATTGCTTCGCTGTACGCATTGTTGGTTACGTTCTTGATTTCTACCGTAAACGAACCGTCAGCGATGGCAGAAATAAACACGTTGTACGCGCCTACAGTGCCGCCAGTTGCAGGGCTAATCACCACCACGTCCTTAGAGCTAACCACGCTGCAATTAACAGCAAACAGCGCATTTGCGTTAGGAGCTAATTGCGAGTTGGCGGTGATGATCTGGCCAGAAGGCGTGTTAGCTGTGACCGTTGTGGTTTTGTTGTTGGTTTGGGTTACGGTGGTATATGCACCAGCCGCATAACCAATCGTGCCAGTAGCTGCAATGTTGGTGGCCTGAACAATATCCGCACCAATGATGTTCTGGTCTTCGTATGCAACGCCAATTGGTTTGGTGTTCGCCATAGTTACTTGCTCTTTTTCGCCGTCTTGGCGGACTCTTTGAAGGCTTTGGCCGTAGGCGCGCCCGTTGTGCCCGGCTTGCGCATCTTTTCGCCGCTGCCGGCAGCGATTCGCTCACGCTTGGCGTGGATGTTTGCGTAGAGACCGGGTTTTGTAGCCATGATCAACACTTCCACCGTTTGAGCGCCGCCTTGGCGCGTTCGCCGTTTTCGGCCTTGGCCGCTACGGCACCCATGCGGGCGCAAAAACTCGCCTTGCGGCCCTTGTCGGCCTCGGTTTTGGGGCTGGGGGCCGGAGCCTTGAGGTTGGAACCCGTCTCGCGGTTGTACTTCTCGCGCCCCTTGGCCGTCAAACCCGCGCCTTGGCTGGTAGGACGTTTCTCGCCCCGGCCAACGCTCAAAGACACGGATTTTTTGGTCATCACGCCCCCATCCAGCTGGCCGACATCTGGCCTCTGTCGCGCATTGTAACGGTGCGAGCGCGTTCGACATACTCGCGGCTGGCCAGCGGATAGGCGAACGTAACCGCCAGCGCGTCTGCGGCGTCAGGAGAGGCCAACCCGCGTGCTTTCATGTCCTTCTTTGACTCCAGATAGATCGTGCCGCTTGAGTCGGGCTTGGTCTTGGGGCCTGTCAGGTCCGCTTTGAGCTGCCGGTCGTTGGGCATGGACCCTGACTTGATCCACTCGCGCATTGCGCCCCACATCTCCGCGCGCTTGTTGCCCCACATGACGGTGTTCTTGGCCTTCCAGCCAAAGTTCACCCCGCGCACCTTATACCGCTGCTCGGTCAGCCGGTCAAGTATGCCGTAGCCGAGCCCTCCCTCGTCCAGCACCACCAGCGCTGGCTTGAACTCCTCTATCGCCTCGATGACGTGCCCCACCACCGTCATCGTGTCGTCGCCCCGGTAGCGCCGGATGGCCAGCAAATCGCGCCCCTGCCTGGCCACAATCACCGTCGCATCCGCGCCGCTGCGCGCCGGGTCCACCCCCAGCACGATAGGCGCGTCGGGGTTCTTGTAGCGTGGCCGGCGCATAGCCTCGTCTACTATGCGCGGGCTGATGAACTGGTCGTCGCCCGAGCTTGGAAACTCCCCATAGACTTCAATCCGGGCCTGCGGGCTGTCCTCGCCGTACTCCGCGATGATCTGCTCGTACACCGCCTTGTCGGTGTCCTCCACCGTGCGCGAGTCGATGTTTTTGGTGCGCCAGAAATCCCGCTTGGCGTTGAAGCACTCGTAGAAGTACCCGCTGTTGCGCCGGGGGTTGCTGAACGCCGTCCAGAACCGATGCGGCGTGTTCTCAGTGAAGAAACCCTGCGCCACGTCCCAGATCGCGTCCGGTATGCCGCTGGCCTCATCGAACACCAGCAGCACGCCGTCGCTGTTGTGCAGACCGGCGTAGCTGTCCGGGTTCTCCTCCGACCACAGCCGCCCCTCCGCGCCCCAGTACCGCGTGCCCTTGCGCAGGTCGCGCTCCACCAGGTCCGTCAGCCACTTGGCCGGCGTCACCCTCGTCGCGCTGATCTCGTACCAGTGGCTGTTGATCAGCATCGCCAGCCACTTCGTGATCTCGGCCCAAGTGACGCTACGCAACTGCGCTTCGCTGTTGGCGCTAACGATCACGCTCGCCCCGATGCGCGTCGTGATCATCCACAGCACCAGCCAAGACACCAGCGCCGACTTGCCGATCCCGCGCCCTGACGCCACAGCCATCCGAAACACGCTGAAGTCCACCTTGCCGTTGTTCGACTTGATGTGCTCCTTCATGTCGCGCAGCACCTGACGCTGCCACGCTCGCGGCCCCTTGTAGTGCGCCAGCGGCGTGTTTGCCTCGCCCCAAGGAAACGCCAGCATCACAAACGCCTCAGGGTCGTCCTTGACCGCCGGGCTCCACAGCCGGGCCATCAGGGTCTGTTCGTCTTCAGCGCTGTACTTCGGCTGCTGCATGCGTTGGCGCGGCTATTGACGCCGGCTTCGGTTGGTGTTCGATGACGTCCACGACGTCGCTTGGGATCTGCATGACGCGCTGCTCAGCCTTCTCCAGCGCCATGCTGATGCTGATCTGCTGCGCCACGTCCACCTGCACGTGCTGCTTGGCCACCCAGTCGTGCCTGTGCTTCAGGATCATCTCTGCGGCCTTGGTGTCGCCATTACGCGCCGCCGTATGGATGACAAGACTCATCTC